GAATTTGAGTTTATGCTCGATTATCATTACTGCCGTCCAAGGTAATATTAGGATTGCATAAATTATGAATATACACTAAGCACTTGCTGAAAAGCAGGTGCTTTTTGTATACCCATGCGAAAGGCAGGTGAACCGCATGGCAAACAGAATCAAGGGCATCACCGTTGAGATCGGCGGCGATACGACCAAGCTGTCGAAGGCTCTGGAGGGTGTCAATAAAAACATCAAGAACACGCAGACGCAGCTCAAGGATGTACAGAAGCTGCTGAAACTCGATCCTTCCAACACGGAACTGCTCTCGCAAAAGCATAAGCTCCTCGCCGATGCGGTGACGGCTACCAAAGAAAAGCTGGAAACCCTGAAAACGGCAGCAGAGCAAGCAAATCAGGCGCTTGCCAACGGCGACATCTCGCAGGAGCAGTATGATGCACTGCAGCGTGAGATCATCGAGACGGAACAGGAACTGCAGAACCTCCAGCGTGAGGCGAAGGCTTCCGGCACGGCGCTTGCAAAGCTCGGTCAGGCGGGAGAAATGCTTGAAAAAGCCGGTGACAAAATCGCCGATGTCGGTACGACACTGACCACCCATGTGACCGTTCCCATTGCGGCTGCGGGTACAGCCGCCGTAAAAACAGCAACGGATTTCGATTCTGCAATGTCGAAGGTCGCTGCTGTATCCGGTGCGACCGGGGATGAACTGGACGCACTGCGTGACAAAGCCCGTGAAATGGGCGCAAAGACCAAGTTCTCCGCTTCCGAGGCTGCTGATGCCATGAACTACATGGCGATGGCAGGCTGGAAAACCGGCGATATGCTGGAAGGTATCGAGGGCATCATGAACCTCGCAGCAGCTTCCGGTGAGGACTTGGCGACAACTTCGGATATTGTAACTGACGCTCTGACCGCTTTCGGCTTAACTGCTGCCGACAGCGGTCATTTTGCTGATGTGCTGGCAGCGGCATCGTCCAATGCAAACACGAACGTCAGCATGATGGGTGAAACCTTCAAATACTGTGCGCCTGTTGCGGGTTCTCTGGGATTCTCCTGCGAGGATACAGCACAGGCAATCGGTCTGATGGCGAACAGCGGTATTAAGGGTTCGCAGTCCGGTACAGCACTGCGTTCGATCATGACCGCCCTTGCGGGCGAGGTCAAGTTCTGCGGTGATGCCTTCGGCGAAATGGAGATTGCAACCACCAATCAGGACGGCTCGATGCGTGAACTGAATGACATTCTGGCAGACTGCCGTGTGGCTTTTGCGCAGATGTCCGAATCGGAACAGGCATCGGCGGCGCAGGCGCTGGTCGGCAAGAACGCTATGTCCGGCTTTCTTGCGCTGATGAATGCTGCGCCTGCGGATATTCAGAAGCTGGAGGGCGCAATCAGCACCTGTTCCGATGAGATTGACGGCTACAACGGTGTCACTGAAAAGATGGCTGCCGTTATGCAGGATAACCTTGCCGGACAGCTCACCATTCTGAAATCACAGCTTCAGGAGTTTGCTATCTCTTTCGGCGAAATCCTGATGCCTGCAATTCGCTCTATTGTATCTCGAATTCAGGGACTTATTGATAAGTTTAACGCGCTGTCGCCTGCGACAAAGGAAACCATTGTCAAAATCGCACTGGTAGCGGCGGCACTCGGACCTCTCCTTGTCGTAGTCGGCAAAACAATGGTCGGTGTCGGCAAGCTGATGCAGCTTGTTTCCAACCTCCCGACGATCATCGCAGGCGCAAAGGCGGCATTCACTTCCTTCGGCGCTGCGATCGGCGGTATCAGTGCGCCCGTGGTCGCTGTCATTGCAGTGGTCGCTGCATTGGTGGCGGCTTTTGTGCATCTGTGGCGCACCAACGAGGACTTTCGCAATAAGATTACAGCAATCTGGAATCAGATCAAGAGCATTTTCGCTGGCTTCTGTCAGGGCATCGTTGACCGTGTCAACGCCCTCGGCTTTGACTTCAAAAATATCGGCGAGGTCATCAAGGCTGTATGGGATGGACTCTGTAAATTCCTTGCGCCTGTCTTTGAGGGTGTGTTCCAGCAGATTGCAAACTCCTTCAAATTCGTGACGGATACGATTCTGAATGTGCTGGACATTTTCGTCGGTATCTTCACCGGCGACTGGAGCAAAGTGTGGGACGGCATCAAGGGCATTTTTGTAGCGGTCTGGAATTTCCTGAAGGACACGCTGAAAAACTACCTCAATGTGCTGTGTAATCTGTTCGGCACAAACCTCGATGAAGTAAAGGAATTCTGGATGAACGTCTGGACGAGCATCAAGAACTTTTTCGTCAACATCTGGAACGGTATCAAAAACTTCTTTACAGGCGTAGTCAACGGCATTGCAACATTTTTCACCAACATCTGGACGGGTATCAAGAACTTTTTTGTCGGCATCTGGACAGCGATTTATAACTCGGTCGCTGAAAAGATCAATCTGATCAAGACGGTTATTACTGTTGTCTGGAATGCGATTCATACTGCGATCAGCACGGTGCTGAATGCGATCTGGTCTGTTATCACAACTGTATGGCAGACCATTTACGACTTCATCTCTCCGCTGCTGGAAGCATTCAGGTATCTGTTCGAGACGATTTTTGAAGCAATCCACATTATCATTTCCCGTGTCATGGACTGGATTCATGAGAAGATCACAACTGCATGGGAGAACATCAAGGCGGTTGTAACGATCGTGCTTGAAGCGATCAAGACCGTGATTGAAACGGTATGGAACGCCATTCATACGGCAATCAGCACTGTTCTGGATGCGATCTGGTCGGTGATTTCAAGCATCTGGAACAGCATCAAGGAGCATATTACAAATACACTGAACACAATTCATACGGTCGTATCGGCGGTGTGGAATGCAATCTCCGGCTTCGTTTCCGGTGTGCTGAATACCATTTCTTCTGTGGTATCTTCCGTCTGGAACGCAATCAAAAATACAGTCAGCACCGTGATGAGCGCAATAAAAGCGACGGTATCTTCTATCTGGGACAGCGTCAAAAATGCCGTTACCCAGAAGATAGCGGCGATCAAGGATACGATTGTGGGCGGCTTCAATGCTGCCGTGAATTTCATTAAAGATCTCGGTTCGCAGGCGTTCTCCTGGGGTGCTGATATTATCGACGGTATCGTTAACGGCATCAAGAGTATGATTGGCAGTCTTGCAGATTGCGTGACTGGTGTAGCCGATACCATCCGTGAGTTTCTGCACTTCTCCGTTCCCGATAAAGGTCCGCTGACTGACTACGAAAGCTGGATGCCGGACTTCATGAAGGGACTTGCAAAGGGCATCGACAAGAGCAAGAAGTACGTTGAGGCGGCTGTGTCCGGTGTGGCTGATGCTATGACGCTGACGATGCAGTCCGGGCTGAATGTCGATATGGACGGTATCTCCGGCGCAATGATGAATGGCAGCAGCGGCGGTGTGGTCAACAACTACTACAACAATGACAATAGCAGGACGGTGAATCAGACAAATAATAGTCCGAAGTCGCTGTCACGGCTGGAGATTTATCGTATGACACGCAATGCGCTGAATGTGTAATGGGGTGAGAACATGATTATGGCTGTTCCGGGATAGGGTCTCCTCCACGCCATGAATAGATATCTGACGATGTTAACCACTTGAGCTTTCCGTTTCTGTCGATTGAAATGTACTGATATCCCTCACGATTCGCGCTTATCCATTTTATCATTCCGTCTTCGTACCATTTGTAGTACAGCCCTTTTTCTGTTTTGCTTGCATACCGTCTGTATCTTCTGATCTCACCTGAAGGGTAAAAATCAACGTCAACTCCGGTCTCAAGTCCGTCTTTATAATATCCATACCATGAAAGGCTTCCATCATCAAAAAGCTCATACAGCAGTCCGGTGATCGGAACTTCCTCCTCGCCGGACAGATCACATATCCTGTATCCGTCTGAATCGTACCAGATATTCTCAGTCCATTCTTTGCCGTGTTCAATCACATAATCCAATGATAATACTGTTAGCTTTTCATGCTCCATCACATAATCTCTGGATAATTGCTTCAGCTCGTCCGGCGTCATCCATTCTTTTAATTCCTTTTGTTTTTTCGTTTTTGGCTTCTTTGGATTATGTTTCTTCGGCTTTTGATCCTTTGGATTTGGTTTTATAAACATGAATTCCAGACCTCCTTCAAGGGGATATGAATTGCATTATATTCTGTTTTGATTATACCACACTCACGCCGAAATTGTAAAGGGGGTGTCCCATGTTTTTTACACTTATTCTTGAAAACGCAAATGGTGACCGAGTGGACATGACCACAACCGCCAACCAGTATATGACCGCAAAGGTCGAGGGGTTGAATCCGCCACCCGGCACGATCAGCACCTCCGGCTATGCAGGCATGGACGGCAGCTACCTGAATAACGCCTTCATCGAGAAGCGGAATGTGGTCATTCAC